TCCCTTAATGATGCGGCGTAGGAGCGTCGTGTCAGAAGGAGTTCCATGTCGCTGCTGTATCGCGCTCGGACACTCGATGATGGGATCGTTGCCCATAGTACTTATTCCAGCTACAACTCAGGAGGAGTGTTGCTGGGTACAAGCCCTCAAGCTACGACCTTCCGGACCCGTTTTGGAGAGTTCCAAGACTGGGTTAACGGAGGACGGGCTGTTAAACCCGCTTACCATATCGAGTTTCGCTCGGCACCTGCTGGGCGACCGAACCTGTTGCATGTACCGACGGGAGCACATGACACCATTACTGGTGGCAAGTACTATTACCCGCCAGTCAAGGCAACACTGCAGCAACTCTTTGGAGTTCCCTCAGCTGCCCAACGAACAGCGTTAGCGGATCAAGCGTTTGATGCGCTCGTTCCGCAAATTCCTCAGGAGGTGTCGTTACCGAACTTCCTCTACGAGCTCAGGGAGCTCGCGGATCTTGTTCCCAAGATCGAAGAATCGCTGATCAAACAGGCATCGGGCGGATACCTAACTTACTCATTCGGATACAAGCCCCTGATCGGGGATCTCCGAAAGTTGGCGAATCTCTTGGACACAGTTGCCGCGCGGTTACAATACCTACGCGATACCTGGGGCCGAGAGACTCGCATCTCGTTCGAGTCAACGTGGGAAACCACGCTGCCTTCCGAGATTTCGTTACCGAACGCGAGTGATGTTGGGTTCCTTTACCGACGCCTTTCTTTTCGTGGAATCTATCGAGCAGGTGGATACCTTTTCCATATGCTCGAGGATCTCGACGGAAAGATTGGCTTGCTTCGGGGACTCACAGGTGCGCTCGGCTTCAACAATCCACTAGGGGTGCTTTGGGAAGCAGTTCCCTTTTCATTCGTTGTGGACTGGTTTAGCCGCGCTGGCAACGCACTATCGCGCACAGCGGTTCAACCGTTCGTCGGTCCTTGGGAGTTGCATCGAGTGACGCACTCCTATAGTTTCTCCGGCGAATGGTCGTTGGACGCGATATTTCCCTCGGGGTTCAGTCCCGTAAGTTACGAGGCTGACAGAGGGACCTGTGTCGGCTACCAGAGAGTCATTGGACTGCCGGTACCCGCCGGTTTCTTAAACACGGAGGGCTTGACATCCAATCAGCAGATGCTAGCGGCGGCTTTAATCGGGTCGTCGCTCCCTTGACGTATCTTACGTCAATCTGCGAATGTGGGCGTACCACACGGATCTGTTCGACTGATGCTACACGCATTCGAATTAAGACTAAGAGTGGAATGGGTACCACTCTCCGTCGATTCGTTTGGT